CCGATGCCCACATAGGGCGCCTCGTCGGTGCTCATGCTCAGGGAATCCGTGCCCTTGATCATGCCGACCAGGTTCTCCAGCATCGCGTCCGTCAGCTTCGCGGCCTCGATGCTCAGGGACGCGCCGTTTACGCTGTTGTCGTGGTCGATCTCATGGTCGTCCGCGTAGAACGAGACGTCGCTGCGCTCCTCGTTCTGGTCCACCCGCACGATCAGATCCGTCTCCGCGTGGCCGGTGCCGTATACGCAGGCCGCGCCGTTGCCGCCGCTGGTAAAGGGCGCCCAGGTCAGGCCCCTAACTTTGATTACCATCTGTTTTTCTCCCTTCTTCCCGCGCGGCGTCCCCGCGCTGATTCTTTATCGCGCCTTTTCGGCCGCGATCCGGTCAAATTCCTGTTCCATCGCCCGCTGCACAATCTCTTCCACCGCGCTGTCTTTGGTGATGAAATAGTCACGCATGTGCGGGGTCTTCCGCGCGCCGCCGCGGCCGTAGTTGATAACGAAGGCCTTCGTCGCGTTCCGCTCGCCCTTCCGGTCATTGCCCAGCGGATATACGTCCTGCCGCCCGCCGCCGATGGTCTCCCGGTATTCGTTCGCGCCTACACTGTCCATCATGTCCCCGGTGGACCTTGGCGGACGGTAGTGCTTCTCCCGGATCCGGCTCTTCATCCGTTCGATGGCAGCCGCGCTCCCGGCTTCCACGATCCGGCGGATGTCCTTCCGGTCCATGGTCCCAAGCCGGTCGGCCTTCACAGTGGTCCCGTCGAAAATGAATCTGGCCACCCTTATCCCTCCGGAATTCCCAGCGCACCATAAATGCGTATCGTCCATTTCCATAGGTTTTTCGAGATCTGCGGCATAAATGACCGTTCCGCCAGGTTCCAGGTGATCCACTCGGCCTCCTCGTCGTACTGCCGCATCACGGCGTCCACCCGGTCGGCCCAGTCGCTCCCGTCATCGGTCACGGCCATGTACAGATCCACGATCCAGACCCGGTCCGTCGGCACCCCGTCGGCGTACTGGGTCTCCGGCTCCTGCCGCAGCTCCGCGGCGCCCCAGTCCTCCGGCCGGGCCACGTCCGCCGCGTCCCGTTCCCAGATGACCTCGGGGATGGCCTCGCCCAGCATGTTCAGCATCTGGTCGATTCTGTCCATCAGCTGCCTCCCGCGCCCACCGCCCGGCACCGCAGGCGCATGTAGTCCCGCATGTAGCCCAGGTGGTTGATCTCGACGATGTTGTAGGTAACTTCCCCGCGCCGCACGCGCCAGGTGGTGTCCATATCCGCCCGCCAGCGGATCGTGAAGGTCACGATATCCTCGGCGTGATAGGCCTGGGCCTCCCAGAACTCGCGCCCGCTGACGTCGGCCATGGCGGCCGGCACGGTCGCGACGTCAGTCCATTCCACCGCCCGCCGGTTGTGCGCCCCGATGGTGCTCACCGGCCGCTGCAGCGTGATGACCTGCCGCAGGTCGCCCGCTTTGATGTTTCGTGCCATTTTCGGATCTCACCTCCCGGCCCGCAGCTGGTGCAGGCTCGCCAGGATGTAGGGCGGGATCGCGGCGTCCTTGTCCGCGTTCCCCCGGTTGTCGTAATACCAGGCCGCCAGGTTGCACACGTAGTACAGCCAGCTGTCGCTGCCCGGATTCGCGGGCACCCCGGCGCCCTCATACCAGGCCACGGCGGCCCGGTAGCACATCTCCAGCACGGTGTCTTCCGCCTCCGGATCGGCTCCGGCGAACCGGCGCACCATGTCCATGATGTCGCTCGTCTGCGCCATGGCGCTCCCTCCGTTCTGTTATTCCGCGCTCTTCACGTTTTTCTTCCGGCCCGCTGCGGCCTTCGGCGCTTCGGCGGTGCCCGCTTCCTTCGCCTTTTTGATCACGGCCATCATGAGGTCCATGTCATCCCGCAGCTCCCGGACGTCCTCCTTCAGCCGGTGCACCTCATGCTCCAGCTGTTCCAAAAGCTCTTTGCTCCGCATCTTTTACCCCCATAAAAAGCCCGGAGGGGCCCCGTCAGGGGATCCGCTCCGGGCCGTTTTCCCCGGTCTTACAGGGCCAGGTTCCGGCGGGCCACCGCGGCCTCGTCGAACTTGCTGACGCCCATGCGGGCGATGCCGCGGACCTCGGTGCTGTCCGTCTTCCAGGCGTTGCCGCCGATGTCGGTGCTGGCGACCTCGAAGCCGTCCTTCTGGAACAGCGTCGCGAATTCGCGGAAGTCGCCGATGAAGAAGTCGGTGGTCGCGCCAGTGCCGGTGCCGCTGGGCATCACGGCGTTGCTGACCATCTTCACGGGCCGGCCGAAGATCCGGAACTGGGTCGGGTTCACGGGATCGGGCTGCAGCAGGCCGCGGCCCTGGTCGTCCTTCAGCTGGTCGAGCTCGTCGAAGCCGTCCTGGTTGCACAGGATGGTGGCGTTCACGCTGATGGCGGGATCCAGCACCTTGTTCAGCACGGTCTTCACGCCGTCCACGCCGTTCCCGCCGGTCTTGCCGTTGGTCAGGGTGCTGGCGGTCAGGGTCTTCAGGGCGGTCAGCAGCAGGGTGTTCTCAGTGATGACCAGCTTCCGGGCGAACCAGCGGGAGAGATATCCCATCAGGTTGGCCACTTCGTCGCTCAGCAGCTCATTGCTGACCGGCACGATCAGGCCGTACTTGGTCAGCGTGTACGGGATCTTCGCGAACTCGGGCTGGTCGTCCGTGGGGATGGTCGCCATCTCGTTCACGGCAGTCATGCCGGTGGTGGGCGCGGTGTCCATCACGCGCCAGCCGGTGGGTGCGGTCACGCTCTCCGTGTTGAACAGCTCGCTCAGGGGATTCAGCGCCCGCTTCAGCTCCTTGATCTGGTTGTCGATGTCGATCGGGACCAGGAAGCCGCCGTCTTCGCCGGGGGTCGTGCCGCCGCCTTCGGTCAGCGCGTCGAACAGGATCTTGACGTTCTCATTGCCGCGGCCGTTCCGGCGGTTGATGCCGTTCTTCACGGCATAGGCGAAGGCCCGCACGTATTCGTTGCTCTTCCGCATGGCCAGCACGCTGCGCTCTTCCTGGGTGTTCTGGTTCTGGAGATTTTCCATGGGTACCACCTTTCCGGCCACTCGGGCCATTTCGTTGTTATAGCTCGTCTGCAGCGCGGAAAACCGTTTCTGCAGCTGCGCCATCTCGTTCTGGATCCCCTCCATGTCGGAGAGGCTCCCGCCGTCCATCGCCGCCAGCTCGCCCAGCAGCGCGTTCTTCTCCGCGATCTGCGCCCCCAGGGTGCTCATCGCGTTTCGCATCTCGATCAGGGTCATTATTGAAATTCCTCCTTCATCATCCGCAGCGCGGTCTCCGCGTACGCCGCGATGGCCGCGCACCGCTTCACGATCCGGTCCTTCGCTTCCCGGTCGTCCGGTTTTTCCGGTTCTTCCGGATCCTCGCCTTCCTCCGGTTCTTCGGGATCGTTCGCCTCTTCCGGATCGTCCCCGGCCGGATCCGCGCCCTCGTCCGCGTCTTCCCGGAGATTTTCCGGCTCGTTTTCCGAACGTTCTTCCGTTTCCTCCGGTTCTTCGTTCGGCTTTTCCTCTTCCGGCTCCGTTTCCTCGTCTCGGGTCATCATCGCGCCGTACTTTTCCAGGATCTCCCGGATCCCGTGCGCCCGGCTGCTCATCAGGCAGGCCGCGATCGGAGCGGCGTCCTGTCCGGCGGCGCCGATTACCTCGTCCGCGAAGCCCTGCTCCACGGCGGTCCCGGCGCTCATCCAGGTCTCGTTCTCCAGCATGCGCTTCAGCTCGTCCCGGCCTTTCCCGGTCCGCTGCTGGTAGGCGTTGATCAGGCCCTCGCTGATGACGTCCAGGGTCCGCGCGGTTTTCCGCATCTCCTTCGCGTCCCCGACGACGATGCTCCAGGGGTTGTGGATCATCATGTAGCTGGTCGGATACATGGCGATTTCGTCCCCGGCCATGGCGATCACGCTGGCCGCGCTGGCCGCCAGGGCGGTGATCTCCACCCGGACGCGCCCGTGCCCGTTCAGGCTGTGCTCCTTCAGCGCGCTGTAGATCTCCGCGCCGGCCATGACGTCCCCGCCCGGGCTGTTGATCCGCACAGTCACGTTCCGGTACTGCGCCAGGCGCTGCCGGAAGCCCTTGGCCACCACGGCCCCCTCAGGCGTAAACCAGCCTTCCTCCGCGACGATCTCCCCGTCGATGTCCAGGATCCCGTCCGCCGGCGCCTTCGATTCGTCCGGCCGCATCGGCTCCGCCGGCTTCCCGTCCAGGTTCTTAAAACACCAAAAGCTCACTCGGTTGCTTCCTCCTTTCCGGGCGCCTGCGCGTCCTTCTCCGTCTCCGCGGCAGCGGAGGCGCCGCCCAGCAGGATCTCCGGATGCTCCACGGCGATCCGCAGCGGGATCAGGTCGCGGCTGCTCATCAGCTCGCCGCCCATCGGATCCGGCGGCAGGCCCTCGCTCTCCCGCACTTCGTTCGGCTTCCGCCAGCCTCCGCGGATGGCCATCTGGTTGCGGTTCGCGGTGGTCGCCGCATCGGCGCGGGTCAAGGAATTCGTGTCGAAGCGGAAGCGGTACCCGTCGGCATAATCCTGCGGGGTCAGCATCTTCCGGTTCAGCTCTTCCTCCCACTGCTCGATGATCGGCGTGATGGTCAGCTGCAGGAATTCCTGCATCTGCTGCTCAGCCGTGCTGAAGCTGGTGTCCGTGTAGTCCCCCAGCATGTGGGGCGGCAGGTTGTACACCGTGGCCACCCGGTTCCGGGTGATCCGCTCCACGTCCAGCAGCTGGGCGTCCACCGGCGGTGTGCTGAAATTGGTGGCGGTCAGCCCGCCCTCCAGGATCACCACGCTCTTCCCGGATTTCTCATACGTCTCCAGGAACCGGCTCACGACCTCGTCCTTCGCCTCCTGGCTCAGGCCCGTGTGGGGCACGGTCAGCATGATCCCGTGGTTGATCCCGTCCAGCTGGTCCAGCGCCAGCTCCTTCACCTGGGTGTCGTAGTCCAGGCTCTTTCTCAGCACGTCGATGGGCCGGATGCCCACCAGCCCGTTCCCGCTCAGGTGCTTCAGGTTGATCACCATGAACCAGGGCGCCAGCATCCGCGTGCCGTCCTCGGTCACGATCTCATACCAGATATTCCCGTCCTCCGGGTTCCGCTTCGGCGTCACCCGTCCGGGGTTCAGGATATCCAGCCGCTGGGTCTGCCCCAGGTTGTCCGGGATCATCAGGGCGTAGGTGTTGCCCTCCGTGTTCCGGAAGACCTCCATGGTCTGCCTCCACGTAAAGGCGGAAAAGCTCGGGTGCGGCTCCAGGCTGATCAGCCGCTCCATCGGGTGGTCCTTCTGGATCTCCCAGCCCTTGTACAGGTGCAGCGGCATGCTGGCCACCGTATTGCTGATCCGGCTTACCGCGGCGTAGATCGCCTCGTTGCCCTCCAGCGTCCGGTCCGCCCGGGGCCGGTTCACGCTCCGCAGCCCGTTGGGGATCCGGTGCCCGCCGGCTGCCCGCCGGGGCTCGTCCCGCGCCCGCACTTTTCGGCTTTTCCGCTGCTTAAAAGGCCACATGCTCGTGTTCCTCCTTGTGTTCGTTCTTTCCAAAATCCTTCCAAAACCGATCCCGGACAGGGCGGTCCGGGTGCATTCCGCAGCCCGGGGCGCCTTTGAGCCGCCGGCACTTAGGCGGTGCCGAGCTTCCGGCGAAGGCAGCGCCTTTGTGCCGCTGCAGGCTCAACGGCAGCGCGAGCGGCCCCGGCGCGGAATGCCCCGGGGATCCGCCCCGCGTGCATCCTACCGCCGCCGCCGTCCGGCGAATTCCACCACTCTCACCGCCGGCGCGCTCACGGGCCCGACCGGATCCTTCTCCATCCGCACGCAGTGCGCATCCAACCACGCCATAAAGCCGTCAATCTTCCTGAACCGGTTCCGCTTGGTCGGCATCCAGTTTTCCTTGTCCGTGTACCGCCGCTCGCTGCTGATCCGCACGTTGTCCGTGTACCACCGCAGCATCGGGTCCTGGTTGCTGACCACCTTCCCGGCCAGCAGCTGTTCCTTGATATCCTTCACGGGGTCGTTCAGCGTCAGCGGCCCCTGCCGCACCACCTGGCACTGGAACCGGCTGTCCAGCATCTGCCGCAGCCGGGTCGCGTTCGCCGGGTCGTATCCGATGGTCAGGATCTCGTACTTCTCGCCCTGGGCCTTGAACCACTCGAACACGTCCTCCTGCTCGACGTATTCCCCCTCGCAGATGGTCAGGTAGCCCTTCATGGCCAGGCCGTAATAGTCGATCTTTTCCTGGTCCATTTCGACCTTCCGCTTCGGGATCCAGCTGTGCAGCAGCACGAACATCCGCCCGTCGTCCAGCGGGAATTCCAGCGCCGCCGCCGTGAAGTCCTCCCGGTTGGAAAGGTCGAAGCCGCCGTAGCATCTTCTCCCCAGCAGGCTCTCCGGGTCGATCATCCCGTCGTTGCGCTTCAGCGCCTCCGGCTGGATGAACTGCATGTCGTCGGCGTTCACCATGATGTTCAGCTGCTTGCAGATGAAGTCAGCCCGCTCCTGGGGCACCAGCCGGCTCCGGGTCCAGGTCTCCCGCAGCGTCTCGATCTGCAGCGTCTTCCCCAGGCTCGGGTTGGCCTTCCCCCACAGGTCGCTGTTCTCGATGTCGTCCCCCTCGTCCATCTCCGCGATGTAGCAGAACATCCGGTCCGCCACCGCCGGGGCCAGCGTGCCCCGCATCGCGTCCGTGAACAGCCCGTAATACTGGGCCAGCGGCCCGTCGATCACGGTGCCCATCGTCGTGATGTAGATCGTCAGCGGCTGCCGGCGCTTCACGGTGGACCGTTTGATGATGTTGAGCAGCTTGAAGTCCCGGTATTCGTGGATCTCGTCAAAAATAGCGCCGTGGGGGTTCAGACCGTCCAGGCGCTTGGAATCACTCGACCGGTTCCGGATCGTGGCGTTGTTCTTGTCGTAGTAGACCCCGTCCCGCAGCGTGCGGAACCGGCTGGCCAGCGCCGGGCTGGCCTCGATCTCGGCCTTGCATTCCTCGAAGACGATGCCGGCCTGCTCCTTGCTGTTCGCCAGCAGGAAGATGTCCGCCCCGGGCTCGTTGTCCTTGCAGGCCAGGAAGGTCGCGTTGCCGGCCATCATCGTGCTCTTGCCGTTGCCCTTGCCCACCAGGATCAGCGCCTCGCGGAACCGTCTCAGCCCGTCCGTCTTGCTGACCCATCCAAAAAGGTTGCACTCGACGAAGCACTGCCAGCCCAGCATCTCCATCCGGTCATAGTCGCCCTTGATGGGCTTCAGGAATTTCTCGATGAATTCCACCGGCCGGTTCGCCAGCCGGGTATCGAATCGCCAGGGATAGTCCGGATCCTGGCTCCGCTCCAGATCCCCCAGAAAGCGCGCGCTTGCCATCCGGGTTTTCTCGCAGACCAGGCTGCACCCGCTCTCGGCGTCCGCAGCGTACTGCAGGCACCGCCCCACCGGGCTCCGCCCGTCCATCGGATCCACGCCCGCGATCCGGGCAGCCTTCCGCAGCAGCTCAGTCGAAGCTGTCGAACTCGTCCTCAATGGTCA